AAAATGTACAGACTTTTCGTATTCTGTACAATTATCAATAAAATCAATAATCGCATCTACATCGTAATTTTCATTAAATAATAAATGACAATCACCAATCCGATAACACAGGTCTCGCAACTCACGAGTGACCATCGCTTCTCTGCAATCAAGTCCAGAATAAAGCAGTATCTCAATAAACTCTAAATAATCACAGTCATTCATAATGATATCAGCAATACACACCAAATCACGCTGTAATTGCTTCTCACGAGCTAAACGTAGCTTTTTGATGATAGTGCCTGCCCGTTCAATTTCTATTAGTTCAGAAGGTTCTTGTGGGTATAGAGCTGTTTGTAATTTGTCCATATTTTCTTTTGTTGGTTGTAAATTGCCATCCAAGTTTATTTCGACTTGTTTTGTTGTTTGTCTATCATTCCACATACGCAATAATTCCTCAAACCAGTCCTCATCGCAGACATGAACATTTGACATGATGTCATTAAGTTGGTCTTCATTTAATAAACCCATAATCTTTTACCTATTAGCATCGAAAAATTGTTCCGCAAAACTTTGTGGGCATAATGAACGTAAACTCATATCATCATGAACTAAATCCGCAAACTTTAAAAACTCTGGTATGTCATATAAGGCTGATTTATGTAGAAAAGCTAAAGAAGGCTTACCTCGGTTTGGTCTAACGTATAGTTTGTCATTCTTTTCCACAGTATCCCAAGTATATAACTTTTTCGGTACGTTAAATTCACCCCACAGTGCAGTCTTTTTAGTCCAAGGTGAGCCGTATTCATAAGGTTGATAAACTAATTTTGGCGCACCTAAAAACTCTTTTAACCTTCCCGTTGCAGGGTTTTCTATTACCCAAAATACAGGATTGCACTGCTTTATAATTCTTAAGCAGTGATTAACTAAAAACATACCTTCTTCAACGTCACCATCACCTAAGTTATTTGCCCATTTAGCAAAACTAAATTCGGTACACACAGGGTTTGCAATCACACCATACACATTTTCTGGTGGAATATAATTTTCAACACCGATATCCTTACCTACCTTTATAACTTCGTATTCATCGTGATTGGCATAAAACCAACTGTCGCTGCCGATATCAGCACATAGATGTAGTATTATTTTTTTCATAAATTATCCGTTAGTCCTCCAAAAAATCAGAAATCTTATCGCTAAAAAACTCAATGAACATCCCCAATGCAATTAGGGTTTCAGAGGTTATTGATAAGCAGATGTAAAGCAATATCACGGGTATTTTTAATGCAGTGATTAACTTATTCATCTTCAGTCCAGTATTGTATTAGCGAATCAAAGTCTTCAGGCAATATCTGATTCACAGAATGCTCATGTATGCCAAAATCAATTCGTTTGCCTGATATCATGTAGAACCGTATGACTTTGTGCTTAGTATCAAAACTCATATATTCGACATTTGCGTTATTTATAACAATAACTTCATTATTTTGTAATCTAATGCTCGAGTGGCTCATTTGTTTTTCTCCAAAACTATATCAGTTAAATCATCAATTATTTTAATCAGTTCATCAGTGTGATGGTCTGGTACGTTAGATTGCATAAAAACGTACATTTCTAAACCAGATAGCAACTTTAGGATACGGAGTGCTTGTTCTTTATTCATTTTCTACTCCAATGCCATGTGCTTTTTCAATACTGCGAACTAAATCTGTAAAAGAAACATCTCGATGAATTAAATGTACATTATCTTTAATCCATTCATCACTTAAAGGCTCGCGCTTTAAATCATCCTTCGCTTTTGCATAGCCCCGCTGATACATCTCTCGTGCCGTTTGTGCTGGCTCACGTTTTTGTGGTACTCGGTCTAGTTCAGCTTGTATATCCCAGTACAAATCATAATGAGTTTCTTTTAATTCGTGCAGTGTATCTCGCACTCTTTTTAACAACGCTCTTTCTTTACTCATAACTCATCCTCATACTTTTCTAAAACTTCATCAGCATCTTCGATTCTCGAATAACATAAATCGTAATCATCATTGTAATAGGTATTACAAATACCTCTTAAAATCGTAACCAGTTCATTACGTTGAGCAATCACTACACCTATCTCTTCTTCGTACAAATCATTTACCATCGGATTGCTCCTATTCTTTTTAGTACCGCATGGACTTTATAAGGGCGTTCGTTTCTAAATATATGCGTCATAGTCATATCTCTAGTAAACATCGCGTATTCAAAACTGCGCCATTTTACATCGTAGCGATTGAATCCTCTTTGGCGTACTCTCATAGCTCCACCTCATCGATGATTTCCTCAAAAGAATTAAAAAAATCTTCTTTAGTTGTGACGAACATTTCACGAAGTCTGTTTGCATTAAAATAAGCAATCCCTTCAACCCAGTTATCACTAATTTTTACCCAACACGCAGTTTCAAGTAGGTAAACGTCACCTGTTTTTTTGTTTTTGTATTGAATGCTCATAACTCCCCCTTCTCTAATTCAACCATTATGGTATCAATATCATCTTCTAGCTGACCAATTGCACAATCAACTAAGCTCCATGCTTCGTATGATACATATTCATTTGTTTCTTCACAATCAATCATATCTCTAATTGATGCTAAATCACGAAGTAATTGTTCTTTAGTGACCATTAAAACCTCCCCATTGTAGAGCCATTGCTTCTGCAATACCTTGAAATGTCTTACTTCTAACCTTAGCTCTTTCTGCTCTAGGTAATTTTAATGCTTCCATATCCCACGCAGCTTGTCTTTTTACTTTACCTGTTTTTGCATCAACCCATTCAAAAAATTCTCCCTTACTAACTATATTAGTTGGTTTTAGTAACGGTAATCCTTTTAACCACAAACAAGTTGCCTTAGATGCTTCATGTCCAAATTGCCAAGGATGTATTATTTGGCTAGGTTTCTTATATTGAGTTGACATAATGCCGATTGGGTTTTCTATTGCAATCCGTTCACATTTAGCATTTGCAAATTGCATAAAAAAATCAATAGCATTTTGTCTTAATATCTTACCTTCCTCAGCAGTATATGTTTTGCAACCATTTACCATTGCTCTATTATTACTAATAGTCAAATATGTGCAAGGTGGATGAGCAATAATCAAATCCCATTCCAATTGTAAAAGCTCAGTCACATCTTGCTGATAATGCCATTCTGGATGACCACCAGAACAAGGGATTATGTCACAGCTATATGCTTCATGCCCTAAATTTCTAAATTCTTTTGTCACTGTTTGACTTTCTTCACACGCAACTAATACTCTCATTAAAACCTCCCCTCTTTTTCAACATAAAACTTAATAAATTCGAGCATCTCATCCACACTCAGTTCATCATACTCACAGTGATTCTTTCTAGCTGTAAATTCTACGCCTTTAGGGGTCATAGTCGCCACAAAGTTCACAGTTTTAAGCTCGGAGCAGTAATGCTTACCTGAGGTCATTCTGTACTCAAATGAGGTTAGAAGCCATTTACCATCGTCTTGATAGTCTGTGAAACAGTCTACCCATTTCCATGTTGTTTTTTCTTTATCAGTCATTTTTATCTCTCCGATTATATAATTATTATTGTGGGAAAATACTGGTATCCCAGAACCCATCGATATCTGACATCACAAGGTCAGGTACGGTATATTCTTTGCCGTACTTGTCAATGTGTTCCACAATTGACCAGTAAATGTTATAAGGAATCTGTTCATTTGAGATGTTTACTTCAAAAGATTCATCCTCGGAGATTGAGTAGAACTCAATATTTAAATCATCAGTGTTGGTTTCTGATTCATCAGCGTGGTCAAAAGTAGCTGGAATACTGACGTGATACTGCGACCATGATGCATTAACACACGCGATGCAATCGCCTTGTGTGTTGTTGATGTAGAATTCGTGGCTATAATCTTTTTGTGTAACATTATTTTTTAACATTTTTGCTCTCCAGTAAAAGTATGACGTATATTATTTGTATTTGACGTTGTTGTCAAATTTATTTATCACAAATATAAAAATAATATGCATTATTTGTTTTGTTTTCTTCATATGGCTCACAAGAGCCAGTATCATAGACCCATGCATCTCCACGAGAATTGAGGTTACCTGCCCAATATACAGTGCTATCGGCTAAGAATCTATTGTCATTGCAATTATATAACATGGTGATTTCTTCAATTAACGGTAAACGCCATCCTTGCGCTTTCTGTGCCACAGTGAGCTTTTGTTCTGCTGTGTCATAATTACCAAATTGCATGGAAGGTGACACATGGAATGGTAAGTCCATTATGTCTGTGATTAGTGTTGATTTAATGGTCAACTGTTGACGAAGAGCATTCATAAATAAAATAGCTTCTTCGCGTGAAATGTCTTGCGCTGCGTCCCATGAATAGGTTTCTTTTCTCGTAATAGGTGTCATGTTTTTCTCTCCAAAAACTGATTAATTAATATGCCCACTCTGGGCGATAGTTTGATTGTGGTTCTTCTTGCAATTCAAGGTATTCTTTGTATAAGTCAGATAATCTGACTCCTTCATAAACCCAGCCTGCTTTTTCTTCAGCAGTCATGCTGTCCACAAATTCTTGGTAAGTGAAAATATCATCGTTCATAACTTTATCCTAATAATGCATTTAAACGTGGTAAGTCCCAGTCACCTAATGTTAATAAATCTGGGTTGACTGTATCGTTAACCATAACAATCATAAATTCTTTATCATCAATAATCACTCGCGCTCGGTCATCCCAAAAAGGCATAACGATTTGCACATCGTCGGCATTGATTGATAGAGTGGCTCTTGAATCAGCAATGACCCACGCCTTGTTTAAAATTTCAATGATAGCTAATTTGTTTATTTTTTTGTTCATCTCTGCATCTCCAAGTAAGTAAAACATTTAAGTTGACGCTATTATAATCTTTTTTACGTTCTTGTCAAAAATAATTGATACCTGAATACACAAAATCCCTTCAAACACAGGTATGACAAGGTCTGGAGGGATTATTTGGGTTTGGCAGGGAGTGCGGTGGTTATTTTCCGATACTTAATACCGCACGTTTGTGAGTATTGAAGACATCATCACTAATCTCATCAATTCTCATATAAGTACTGCCTTTGTGTTGCTCAATGATTAACGTGGTAATACCATCACATAACTCACACATAAATAGCACATGAGTGCCATCACGTCTATCAGATGGATTAGTTAGTTTAAGTTTTGATGCTGGTAGTAAATGCATAACCATATCAGCAGGGTCAGATTTAGAGTCATATAAATCATTCTTTAAGGTAGCAAAAGCAGTAGTATTATCGACACTTGCATCCTCAAGTCTTGCAAACCAAACCACTCCACTTTGATGAAGGTTATCACTTCCGCAGTGTTGGCATTCTAATACTTTATCATTCATTTGGTTTATCCTTTTTATTAAATAAAACTTCATAACACGCACCATTAAAGGGTGCACCCATTGTTCCCGTTACGATTGCTTCTTTCATCGCTCCTGTAACAAGGCGTATCTGACCATTTTTAATCATCTCATCAAGTACATAATCAAGAGTTCTTCCCGCAGATAAATTACCAATTCTGAAAGTATTGCCTTTTAACCTGTGAGATAAAATACTTCTAGTCACGATATTTCTATCAAGTAGATGCTCAAATTTCTCAGCTACTTTATCCCGTTTATATTTGGGATTAATTAATTTTAATATGGCATCTTTAGCGCGTTTAATACTGTTCTCTTCTGATATTCCCAGTGTTCCATCTTGTACTTTCGATACGATATTGAATAAGTCACGCATGATAAGACCTTTTGCCCATTCAAAATCCTTAAGGGTTATAACGGGGTCACCACTTCTCTCTGCCACAGCGAAAAGAGATGCTATTTTCATTATTTTAAGAAACGCACGGTTATATGGTTGACGTATCTGTTCATCTGTTGTCCCATTTATGCCACTCACAATGAATTGTTCAAATTCACGAACTTTCATTGCCGTCAAGGGACTATCATATCCCACAGTGCAGAGCTTAAAAGATTCACGGAGTTTCTCAGCATGACGTACTAAATCACACAAACGGTCAGCAACATCTGCTCGTAATTGCACAGAATGCGCATCCTCATCGCTTAAATACTTAATATGTCCATAGTGTTCAATATTAATAAAACGACTTAAAAAACCATTACTCTGCATCTCAAGCGTCACACCATCATAGTAATCAGGTGTGCAATCACCAATTAAACTAAATGCGGGATGAAGAACAGAATCTCGATTATCTGCAACATTAGCATGAATTGTACCCGCATATGATGAACCTTCAGCACTCTTAGAATAGGCATCAAGTAACTCAGCACCAAAACTACGCATGGCATCATTGTTACTTTTAATACTATCAACAATTCTCGCAAATTCAGGCATCAAAGCTATGATTGAATGGGTTTCAGAGTTTCGTAAGGCGGTCTTTAATGCTTGTCCAGAAGAAATTTTATCCGCACAAATGTGCTTATTACCATTGGCTTTTGCAATAATAGAGCCAATTCGACTAATTGAATTAGAAACTGTCTCTTTACCCATGCCACTTAATGCAATTACCACAAAATAATTATTAAGACCCATATTACGAAATCGCCATTGACGACCACAGATACCTGAAAATAAAGCTAAAGATGCACCAATTGCCGCTTCTTTTAACTTATGGGGCGATGAATCATAAACAAATTTAGCTACATCACCAATTAAACCATGTGGAAATGGGATATCATCTTTAAACGGATTTAACTTATCTGTATCACAAAGTGGGTTATCATCAAATGATTCGCCATATTGCTCACGCATCAATTCAATTCGAGCCGCTTCTTCTTCTTTTTTTCTCTTTGCTATTTCTTCAAACGTCTTTGTCGCATTCTCACAGAAAGCATCAATCTGAGAATTGTCTAATTCAGCTCTGGCACGAATAATACAACGGTCAATACGATAGTTTGGATTCCGACCAGTATGTTTATCACGAAAGCTCAATGGATATAGTCTAAAAATACGTCTAACTTGCTCGTTAGAAGGTGTAAAATTACAAATGATACCAATTAGTGCCATATCTGCTTCAGATGCAGATGGATACCCTAGAATGCTTACATTTGTGCTTTCAGATATCATCGTAAGTTTTAAGAAGGTTTCCATCCACGCAGATTCCATAATATCATTAATTACGTCATCATCACTCTTCTCCTCTGCGACTTCAGATAGTTCGTAATTGTTATCACCATTTAAACTTATTGACTCAAGTAAATTATCAATTAACTCATTGCGATACTCAATTCTCGGTTTTAATCTTTTTAATATATCATTGGTTAATTGGTCATTTGTCACAAATTCATAGGTCTTCTCAATCTCAATATTACCTTCTTTGTCTTTAATAGCAGATACAATATTACCCGTTAAGACGATGAATCGTTTATAAGAATAGACTTCAATACCTAATTCCTGTGAATTACGCGATATCATTCGCTCACACTTAGAGATGATGTGGTATCCAAGACCTCCCACAGACTGCTCGATATAGGTATCTCCAAATGATGCCATTATTTGTTTAAAATTATCAAGACGATGCATATGATGCTCACCCTTGATATCTAAATCCGTTACACAGTAATCAAACTCACCATTTAGCACAATACCAATAGCATAACCAAACTTATTAGCATAAGTATTTGCAATACTAAACGGCAATAGGTTATTTTTGTCATTGTAATCACAAAGAACCAGTTTACCATTTATGTCGGTATGAGGTGCTTTGCCTTGCATTGTGGAATCAGTCTGATGAGCTGCAACAAGCCATATGTTTTGGCGTTTTAGTTCATCAGGGATTAACTCGTAATTTAAATTACGGGATTTAAGTGATACGGGTAACAATACTTCTTCAGCCATAATCAAAACTCCTTTTTAAAATGTAATAAATGTGTAATCACTTGGTTTACCGCCAAATACCCATGAATATTGAGAACCAAGAGCCATTCTTAAAAATACCTGTGGGTTAGAATGATGTAATTGGTCATTATTGATAGCTGTGTATTTTGGTAATGCTGATAACAATTCATGTAAATCAGATAGTGATAGAGACCATAATGATTGCACAGGGAATGGTAATTTTAATTTTGTATATCTAAAATACAGATATTGGTAAAGACGATTATTTTTATTAATATCTAATTCTTCACACAAATCCTTATTGCCACAGTGGGTCATGAGCAATAGTAATAACTCAGCATTATATTTATTCACAATACCTTTGATTAAACCTTTCTGACCTTCTGTGAATTCACCAGTGGTATAGTTATCCACAAAGTTTTGATAAGTCGTTTTATAATTACTGAGCAATACTTCATCAAGACTTTTATTTAAATATTCCACAATACCTTGTGGCAGAGGGATTAAATTACTCACAATAGGGGCAAGAGCAATAGATTCATCTTGGGCAGCGATATCTAATTTTGAAATTTGCTCAGAATTGACCTCTAAGGCACGTTCAGTGGTTACCCCTTGTGGTTGTATTGGTTGAATGCCTATCGTGGCAAGAGAGTGTATTACATCTTCAAGTTTGGCAAGCCTATCCATTAATGAATCCTCTTTTGTCATCATGGAGTAATAAGTGGATACTTGACCACTTATTTTTTCATCAGCAATCTGAAGTAACCATTCAAACACATCATCATCTGAGGTTAAATTTAATTGTTTTTTTATACGATAAAAACAATCTAAATATTTATCGTACGGTCTAAAGTAAATACGCTTACGGTCACGTCTTGTTTCTTTTGTATCTTTAGGCTGTTTCATCAGGTTCTCCTTCTTCAATGTAATCACTCACAAGGTGAAGAATCATATCCTCTGGTGATTTGTCGGTTATTTGGCACAAGGTGAGAAATCGGATAGCTAAGTCAATTCGTATTTCTACTAAATCATTCTCACCAAATATTAATTTTACTTTTTTATTACTCTTCATCAGATGCCCCTAATTCTGAAAGGTGAATTGATGTACAGTCCATCATGAAACTTAGGAACACGCCCTTTGTGGCTAAGTCAGATTGTTCAAATAACGCATCATATCTTTCTGCATCTTCAATAGATGAAAAGCGTATTGTTCTGATAGGGAGTTTTTCTTTCACAGTATGTTCTGATTTTCTTGTGAATGAAGAATACTTTTGTTGTAGATTTGTCATAACTTTAATTCCCGAAATATGTTTAATGTAGATGTATATAAAATACCGTATCACATTACCATGTATGTTGGTTGTAGTCAAGAAAAATTAAAAAATTAAATTTGTAAAAAATTTATTTTGGGGTGTAAACTCCTGTAGACCACAGGTGGTAAGGGATTCAGGGATTTAAAATGGGTAAAATTTACAATTTTATGGTGCTGGGAGTCCCTAGCAAAAAGTATGTGACACATGTGACACGTTTTTAAAAATATGTGACACGCTGGAAGCTAGGTAATTCGTGGCTTGGAGTGTGTCACATAGTGTACTCAAGTGTGTCACAAATACTCAAATTGATAAGAACGCAAAAATCACTATTTATTATATTTATAAGTTATATATATATATATATATATTATATATCAAATACTTAAGAAGATGTATACATCGAAACTTTTTTAAATTATTTCGACGTAAACGTGTACTGTAGATACCATTTTTACAACAAATGTTGTAAAAAAACAACAACTATAATTTTAAGGTTATTGTTTGAAAATAAACCTTAATAAGAATAATTTTATTAAAGGGTAAGTTTTGCCAAATGAGGTTCAAAATCCAATTTACCCAGACTAATTTTATGGGTTAGTGGGATAATGTGAAAAAAGGGTCATAATTTTGATTTTAAGGTGTGCTGAAGGCACGAGGAGGGATTGAGTGCTACATTGGTATTACCTGTGACACAAAAGACCACTGTGGGTCAATTCTGAAGGGATTTTGGATTGGCTGTTGATTTTACCCTGTGACCTGATGTGTCACAAGGAGGAGCTGCGTGACCGTTCCTGAACTGTGGGAGCTGGGGAAGACAAGAAGGAGCTGCAACCTGTACCTCCTGTGTCTAAAAATACGCCTTCCAGTTTTGTGGGATGAAGTTCAAAATTGGATTTGCCATGAAAAAATTTTTGGGCTAACGAGCTTTTTGTGAAATCATACCCCAAAATTGAATTCTAAGGGGTCTAGGAGACGATTTCATGCTCTGGGTGTGGTCGTAGTATTCCTCAAGACCTGAACGGGTCATAGCGGTCAAATTTGAGCATATTGGTCTCAGAGTGAAAAAATAGGGTAAATACCACTTGAAAAGTAGTGGATTTATACCACTTTGAAACTAAGGTAATTGCAAGTCATTGATTCATATACAATTATCTAACCTTATAAACTGTATGGTTTTTTAAGTGTTTGAATTCTATAACTGTTTATCGTCAATTTAATTGACTGGTAGCATTAGCAGCTTGATTAATCAAGTAATACCTGAATAGCAGCAAGCTGCTAAACCTGAATAGCTGCGGACTGGTAGGCGTATTGTTAAAAAGCGTTTTTTCTCTATATATAGTGAAAAAATAAACTACTGGTATAGTTTACCGCATAAAAGGCGCAATATATGACGCGCGACAATATGACGCGCGAATAGTAACCTATTGATTTTATTAGATAAGTAATTTAATTTTGACGATAAAGCAAAAATAAATTGATAAGAAAGCAAAAAAAGATAAAATACGTTAGCTTTTTTATTTTTCTTTTTTATAGGTGGTTCAGATGTTAGATAAATTCATGTTAAGTTTATTTTATGTAGTTGGTTCAGGTTTGATTGCACTTATGAGTAGTGCGGTCGTTTTATTTTTAATTAATGTTTAGGTAGTTTTATGAAAATCAAAGTATTAAAAAAAGATGTTGAAAGATGTTTCATGTATCAACACTCTAGCTTGGGTTTAATTCGCGCGTTTTATTATCCGCTCGACACACTGGACAAAAAACCGTGGACGTTAATCATTAATGGTAATTTAACGTGCTATTCAAAATCAAGCGAATTAACTTCAATTTTGAACAAAATTAATTTTTTTTAAGGTTATTATCATGTCAAATTTAAATTATAGTTTCACTTCACATTCAAGTAATAAAAAAATAGGTAACATTGCTGCAGTGTCTACTTCAAGCCAATCATGCCCTGATACTTGCGCATTATTTGATGAATGTTACGGTAAATTACATTTTACGGGTATTCAGTGGCGCAAATTAGATAAGTCTGGATTAGACTTTGTTCAAGTTACGGACTTAATTCACGCGCTAAAAAAACGATCAAAATTGCGCTTTAATGTAGTGGGCGACTTGGCACACAATAACGGCACCATTGACGCAACTAAGCTGTTAAAGCTTGCTAACACGGTAAAAAATCGTATGATTGACACTATACTTTACACTCACCACTCTATTGATAACGCGCTAAATGTTAGCGCGTTAAAGTTAGCATTCTCAAAAGGATTGCATATTAATATATCTTGTGAAGACACAAACAAGGCTGCGCAAGCCTTAAATCTCGGCTTGAATGCTGTAATTGTATTGCCTACGGGTAGCATTCACAAAGTGATTAAACATGACGATTTAACAATTGTTCGGTGTCCAGCTGAATACAAAGACACAATACAATGCGCGAATTGTATGTTATGCGCTAAGGATAGAACCGCGAAAAAAGTAATTATTGCATTTACAGCGCATGGCGCAAAACGCAATGCCTTATCCAAAAAATTAGGCGGTTTAGAATGATTATTTTTAGTATTGATAAACTTATTACAAGTTGGTTAATTTTTAACATTATTATTATTTTATTGGTGGTATTATGAAAATTAGAATTAATAAATTGCACTTGTTGCAAGGCGTGACTTTTGATTATATTATGGCAAACAAGCCGATGATTGATAAAAAAATCAGATTTTATTATCTTGAAAATACTTTTATTATTATTAATCATTTTGATAATGGTAAACTGTATACTTTTGATAATTATCAATCATTTAGAAAAAAAATTAATGACATTATTGTAGACTGGTAGACTTGTTAAACAATTGAACCCCGCTTCAGCGGGGTTTTTTATTGCTTGCAAGTTATTGATTTTTAAGAGATACCTACCCCATAACACCCCTATTTTTTATAGGGTTGGGGTAGAGGGGCATCCAACCACCCACAAAAACCCCAAATCACCCCACTATTTGACAACAAAGCAAACCCACCCCCTATATACCCTCTTTTTTATAGGGACAAAGCCCATCTCAAATATAGGATTTTTAAAAATACCCCAACCCAATATAACTTGACACCAAACCCCTCACTGTGATATACAAATGTCTTTTGGATTTAATAATAAATAGATATGGCAGATACAGAAATAGCGACTAAAGAGCGACAATTAAGTCATTATGAGGTTGAACTTCGTGAGAAGTTTGTGAAGGAATATATGTTTGATAAGAACCCAACCAAAGCAGCTATCCGTGCAGGAATCAATGCTACTTATGCAGATAATTATGCAAAAGAGTTCTTATCAGAGAGCAAAGTCCAAATCATGATTAAGCGTAAAGAGATTGAAGCATCTGTGGCAGCAGCAGACCCTGAAAGGATGCGTCAGGATATGATTATTTCACTTAGACAAATCATGATTTATGATGGGGAAGGCTCAAATGCATCCGCAAGAGTTGCGGCAGCAAAACAATTAGCCGCTATGCTCGGACTTGAAGCACCCTCTAAATCTGAAACCAAAGTTGAATTCATGGGAGGTGTGATGGTTACACCAGCCACAATGACTGTGGATGATTGGTCAGCTCATGCTATTGACTCACAGAGTAAATTGCATAAACAACTGGAATCATCCATATGAAACTCCAAAACCTATCAGACGAAGAATACTTCAAACGCTTTGTCACTACTGTGATATCAAAAGACTTTGTGATTCTTTTAGACTCCTTAATCACCACAACCCAACTCACCTATACTAAGAAACAAGCTCTCGCTAGATTCAGGGATGATGGCACAATGGATTCAATAATCTTAGGTAAATTTGATAAGGTATTGCTATCCGAAGTAATTGAGATTCTCGCAATATTCAATCTAGGCTTACGCTTCATACCTGTGAATAAAGAAGACTACTGTGAGCAAGATATCATGAGTATTCATTGATGAATGAGCCAAATGAAGAATTAAATGAGTTACTCGATTTAGATATCCATAAATGTTTCCTCAATTTAGATACAAAAGATGAAACATTATTTAAATTAAAATATGAATTAGAACTAATAGACGACTATTTACTTGGTGGCGATTGGGATGAGTAATAATGGATTAATTGTAGATGGAAAAGTAAATGGTAGAAAGATTATCTGGCAACCTACTGCTGGCTCTCAGACCCTCGCGTTATCATGTCCCGCAAATCTAATTCTTTATCATGGCTCACGGGGTAATGGTAAAACGGATTTACAGATAATGCGATTCCGTAAGAGTGTGGGAATTGGATATGGGAGGTTTTGGAAAGGGATTATTATTGACCGTCAATACTCTGCATTAGACGACATCATAACAAAAACAAAGCGTTACTTTCCTCAATTCCTAGATGGGGCGAAATTCTTATCGAGTAAAGGCGAATTCAAATGGGTGTGGAAAGATGGTGAGGAGCTATTATTTCGTGCTGTGGCTGATGAGCAGGATTACCAGAAGCTGCATGGACAAGAATTCTGTTACATAGGCATTAACGAGCTGTCGCAATATCCCGATTCAACTGTGTTAGATTTAGTCACCTCATTAAACCGTACTTCATTTGTGCCTGAAGAACATCCTCTGCCTGATGGAACTGTTCTACCTGAGATACCCTTAACCATCTTCTGCACAACAAACCCAAGTGGTCGTGGACACCTATTTGTGAAAAAAAGATTCATTGATGCTGGTGATGCGGGTGAAATTGTGAAGCGAGAGGTCAAAATATTCAATCCTCGTACACAGAAAGAAGAAGTCATGGTTAAGACCCAATGTCATATATTCGGGTCATATCGTGAGAATACAAAGCTATCCCCTGAATATGTGGCAGACTTAGAAAGTATTATTGACCCACGCAAAAGACGCGCATGGCTCTTAGGCTCATGGGATAATGCTGTGGATGGAGGTATGTTTGAGGATGTATGGGATTCCGATACCCATATCATCCCACCATTTGATATCCCAAGTAGTTGGAAAATAGACCGTTCATTTGACTGGGGGAGCAGTAGTCCTTTCTCTGTGAATTGGTGGGCTGAGTCTAATGGTGAAGATATCACATTGCGTAATGGTAAAACTCGTTCAACTGTGAGAGGGGATTTATTTCTTATTGGTGAATATTATGGTTGTGAAGAAGGAAATGTTAATAAAGGATTAAAGATGCTTGCATATGATGTGGCTACAGAAATTGTAAAACGTGAACTCATGATGGGCATTCATGATAGATGTAAAGGTGGAGCAGCAGATAACTCTATTTGGAATATGGAGAATGGCAATTCCATTGCACGGTCAATGAATCAACCTATTGTGATTGGGGATAAAGTCTACCAAGGTGTGACTTGGGAACGCTCCGATAAATCACGAGGTAGTCGTGTTCATGGCTGGGAATCGGTGAAGCAATTTCTACAGAACTCAAAAACAACACCTGACAAACCTTATCGTGAAAAAGCGGGGTTATTTATATTTAATACCAATAAATATTTTATTGAAATATTCCCGACCACAGTTCGCGATACAAAGAACCCTGATGATGTAGAAACCCATTCATGTGACCATATACAGGATGCGGTAAGATATCGAGTATTAGCAACTAAGTTAGGCTCTAAGTCTGGTAAGACTAAGGGGTTGACATAGGGGTAATTTATCAAACACCTAAACACCATCTATCAACAATTAAAATCAAGTGCTACTAGGAGAGGTATTCCCTTTAGATTAACCAAACTACAATTATATGGATTAGATTACCCCACAGTGTGTCCCATATTAGGTATCCCTCTCAAATGGAATAAAGGTAAAGCCTATGATAACTCCTATAGTTTTGATAGAATTGATAATAATGGCGCATATGAAATAGGAAATATTGTTGTGGTATCTAATCGTGCCAATAGACTTAAGGGTAATGCAACGGTTGAAGAATTAGTTAAGATTGCGGAGTTCTATAAAAATATTGACAATTTAAAATAAGGCATTATAATTAATCATAACACGGCTCTGAGTCACGAGAGTTCTTTAAGTTTATCGTACTGACTGATGGAAAGACATCGCTATGAATAAAACAATATGGTTTTGTCACGATGATAACGTGCGCTAAGAGAGTCTAATCAACTACACCATGTTGTTTTATTGATAGTACGCGCATAGCGCACCGGTAATGGCACGACGCTCAGAAATAGGAGACTTGGGATTGGCTGAAAGTATGCCAACAAATACTGAGATTACTATCAAATTTCCTTAGCCTATCGGGAATTAAATAAGATAGGAGCGCATCGAACCAGCTTATGCGTAGTAAGTGGACTGGTGACAGCTGGAAAGACAGCAACTATCAAATCCCCTCAAATATCTAATCAAATTCTTGACAAAACCCACTAACTTGTGGTAATGTGTTCTTTTCTAACCACCTTATACTAACCTAAAGGTAAAATAATAATGGCTTTAAAAGAATTCTTACAAGAAGTTAAGTCGCTAAATAGCGATGCTGGTATTCAATTGACCAATGCTGATACCCGCACTGTGATTGATAATGTGTTCAAAGCATTGACGGCTCAGACATCAATTCGTATTCCAAATTTTGGTGCATTCAAATTGAAAACTCGTGCTGCTCGTGCTGCAAGAGTGGGTCGTAATCCGTCTACAGGTGAAACATTGAATATCGCAGCTAAACCAGCGACACAATTTCTCGCATTCAAGCAAGCTAAGTAATAAAACTATAGTGAGGACGTAATGGCAGAAGATTTAGAAAATAGAATCGCGGAATTAGAAGGTATCATCAAACGTCTATCTGCGGTAGAAGTCAAGAAACCCTCACTGTGGGATAAAGTAAAATATAAATTATCCGAACAAGGAACTCAACGAGG